AATCAAGACAGATAGTATATTCACCTCTTGCTCTGAGAAATACCTGATCTCTTACAGCAGTACTCTCTCTTTCTGTATAAGGAAAATAACTTCCCTTAATTGAGTCAACAAACGCTTTGGTCTGTTCACCTTCAGGACTTTTAGGGTTGTTATCAATAACTAAAAATTCTGTACCCTCTGGTAAATCTTGATATAAACGTGCAGCACAAATAGTAAAATACATACCATCAAAATCGTTATGTGTTGCCATTCCTATAGTTAATGGACATCCCTTCATGCTTTTCTCCTAAAATTTGTAATCAAAAAGTTCAATATCTTTTGCGTAGATTTCTTCTACTATACTTCTTGTTTTATGGTTATAATAAAATTGATAATCGTGTCTGTTTGTTTTATTTGCTACTGGTGGTAACATCAGTTCTACGTTCATGTGTCTTTGTATATGTCTTATATCTTCAGCATAGTTTTCAAACTTTCCAATATAATCTAAGACTATTTCTGCTCTCCAATTACAAACACTATACCATTGAGGTCTAATGTGAACATCCCACCATTCAGTTGGTTGTGAAATTTTTTGTATCTGTTGTATAAAAGAAGTAAAGGTCATACCTCTCTTTATATTATATTCAGGATGCCTCTTGAAGCAAGGTTCTAAATTATGTTCTACTTTATTATGATATGTAGAAACCAATCTATCCCAAGGATTTCTAACAAAAGCAAAACTCCATGCGTCTTTTACCTTCTCGTAATCCCAGTATTTTTCTCTCCTTCTTTTAAAACCATAACCATCACAAAACAAAGAAGTGGTGGAAGTAGTCGCTGCTTTAGCTACCAGTACTCCTACCACCTTAAAATATCTATGATATAAATAGGTAGTATTAACTGCTATCTTATTATGATCTCTCATACTGTCCTAGTTTCTCCATGCAACACTTTGAATGTAGGGAATCGTAGACTAATACCTCCCTCCTGATTTAATGTTTCCTCAAAGTATTGTACTGTAATCTGCTTATTCAAAATAGCATCAGGATTTCGGTAAAAATACTGTCTCTGTTCTATAGTGAAACCACTACCAACTCGCACAGTAAAGTCCTTATGTTTAATATATACACAAGAAAGCATTTCCTCTTCACATTCTGCACCATCTTTAACATAGCGAAATGGCCCCATTTCAGTATCTAAAACTTCATACTCATCATCATGGAAAGTTTTTACTTTCAATAAGTCTTTACTACGTTTGCCTTTGTACAATGTGTTCTTACGCAGCATGACACCTTCCCAGCCATTGTCGTCTGCTTTAGATACCCACTCTTGAAAATGGTTATCGTCTTTTACGATCTCCATATCTAGAACAGATAAGCAGGCACACTCATTATCTTCCATAGTAAATAATAGTTCTTTATATCTTTGATAAAGATTGTCATTACTCTTCTTAGCTTTAAACTCTGCTTGAGTCATCATGTCAAATATTTTATAAGAAGGATTCTGAATGGTATGATTTTTCTTACGGAGTTGTTTCATAATCCCTTGAAAATCTTCATTACCATCTTCATCAATCAGACATAGTTCTCCATCAAACACTACGTCAGTAACACCGAGAGCATGTATCCCATCGCTAACAACACCAAGAGTGTCGAACTCTTTTCCTGTGCGGGAATAGAAGGTAGTGTTGCCAAAAGAATCAACAACAGCAAGACATCTAACGCCATCCAATTTCCGACTAACAAACCACTCATCTTTCCACTCCACTAATTTAGGCTCATATTTTTCTGCAAGAGCGACACTGAACTCTGGAATAAAATTAGGAATAACTTTATTAATAATCTTAGCACCTGCCCTAGTCTTTAGGTCTTTGTCTAAGATACAATATACAAGTTCTTCTTGCTCTGGATATTTATTGATATAGGCATTTACTATTCTGATAGCATCATGTCCTGTATATCTGCCGTTGACAAGATCGTTACACAGTTGAGCAACACCATATCCCGGCTCACAATCTCCGAAGAATAAATCCTTACGCTTCTTAACTTGACTACTAGTGACACCATACATAAGGTATGGGTTGTATGTAAGGTTTAGAATATTTCTAGCATGAAGCTGATCACCATTATCTTCTTCTAGTCCTTCTTTGCAATACTTTGCAATAATATCTCGTTTACCATTTGTGCTGCTATTGTTACGCAGTTCGTCAATCATAGCCAAAACATATTCAACTGAAGTCATGTCTAAGTTCCTGTGAGTAAGTCCAATGCCTATAGTATACTATATCGGCAATCAGTTGTCAAGACCTAATTCTTTTTTCAATTCAACGATTTCTGTAGAAAGTATCTGTCTGTCCAATTTCTTAGTGTCCAACTCTGCTTGCATATCGTCTATGTTTTGTTGAGCAACAGCATTATGTACCATATCATTTGCTCTTTGGAATCTTCCTATCTTATTAAACAGGTTGTTTATTTTTACTGATAGCTTTTCTAGTTGTAGTTGCTTGATCTTCAGTGTTGCTTCTTTGTCCATTTTAACTCCTATAAATATTTTTAAAAATTTCCATGTGGCTTTTAATAGCCAACCACTCATTGTTCTTAGTAAAAACTTTGTTAAGTTTGTTCGTTATCTTTCTGCCTGCTGTTGAAAAAAATGCGGGGATAAATGAATGTATAATAAGAAAACACCCCGCGATAATTAATTGTATTCCATAACCTGATGCAAACTTTAAGTGTTGCCAGTAGGTCATATTATTTTCATCCAAATGTCTTTTAGACTTTTCAAATATCATGGTATGCCAACCTTTCTAAAGGTTAGATACACCAGTTGCGTAAGTTAAAAAACTTATTATACTCCTGTTCTTTAATAATTATTCCTATTTTATTTCCCATATACCATATTGGTTCAAACCTGTCATGTAGAGAAAGAATCTTGTCAACCTTATCTGGCATCATAATACCCCATCGTATATCTTCTGCGTTGTCCTCTATCTTGTTTATATGATTCTGTAGGTCATAGTCTGCTGGCTTTTTTAATCTTGCCGAACCCATGTTCAATATAAATAAAACTGCCGCACCTTCTTTACTGTATGCCTTTAGATCGTTGCGTTTAAGAGTAAGTTTACCAGAAGTAGGAACCCATTTAACTTCTACAGGAAGATTATCACAGTGTTGATCTTTATAAGACATTGATACCTTGTAGTCTGCACCAGCAGTATTGATTCCTTCTTCAATGTATTCCCCATCATTATCTATGCCGTTATTGGTATGACTATGAATATCAAACCCCTGATTCCATGCTACGTCTAACCATCTATTAAAGAAATACTTCTCTAGTAGAGTACCAAACTTTATATCTTTTTTAAAAGTATCTTTGCTTCTGTGATCGAATCTGTTGCTCATGTTTCCTCTAGTGGAATATATCTCCACCCTAAAGTGTACATCAAAGTAAAGTCTGTAGGGAAAAAGAAAATGTTAATATTCTGATAGCACAAATAGTTTTTATCTGTATAATCTTTAGCCCAAAGTATAGTAGGTTCTGCACATTCAATGTCAATGTGCACTAGTCTTGGACAAAACATATAATAGGTTAATGCCTTCGGCCTATCATCAAAAACAAACTGATATATAGGATGACTCTGTACTGCATAAATAAATGATAATGCAGATGCTAGTATCGCAGGTAGTAAAAATGCTTTAATCATTTTGCAAACAAAGGTAATACAGGAGAAGGGATATAATTATAGTTTGGTGGTAATGGTACAGTGTGAATTTGTATTGGTGGTCTTTCGGGCATAGGTAAAGGTTCTCTGTATTCAAAACCTTCAGGAATATCAGGCCCATAAGTTAGGTATACTTTATCTTCTAACTTCTCTATCAACAACTTCGTAGACATAACTCCATACCTTCTGTAAAAGTTTTGCTAATAAAACCCCACAGGCTATCTCAATTATATTAATATAGTTCATAGTTAATTAAGTGGAGGTAAGGGGAGTCGAACCCCTGTCCAGTATAAATTCCATATAAACTTCTACACCGTTATTCTGTTGTTATTAATACTACAGACAAAACGATCTGTCTTTCCAGCGTCAAAGTGACTACACTTATTTTTATATTTAATTCAGGTATAATTCCCTATCCGATTATCGGAGTCAGCCTAATTGGGCGAGAAGGTTTAGGCAACCCCCCTCACTAAGCAGCGAGTGCTAATACAGAAGTATCGGCAATTGAAATGTAATCAAGTTTTAAGGTAGCCTCTTGATTAACTACCCGATGCGATCTATATTTCTTTTTACCTGTCGAAACCTTTACGCCCCCTTATATTATTCTTTCTTTTGGTGCTAACTCAAAAGTTCTTATCTGTGGTCTTATTATAACAGGTGCAATTTGTTTTTCAAGCCGTTTTATTTGTAACCAT